AAGAAGATCACCATGTTGGCGACGGCGTTTCCGATGGCTCGAATCGACTGCGCGAAGGCCGGATCGGCGAAGGCGTCCGTGAGCGCCCGCACGGCCGGAAGAAGCTCCAGGGCGGCCCGGGTCAGGTTGACGCCCATGACCGTCGACATGATCGACAAGGCATCCTTGGCGGCCTCCGCCTTGCGCAGGACCCCTTCCTCGAGAATGATGCCCAGCGACCGGGCCTGTTTGATGATGGCGTCTATCGCAGCCGTGCCGTCGCGCACCACGATGGCCATCTGAATTCCCTGGCGTCCAAATCCAGCCGTCGCGAGGGCTGCACGGTCCATCTGGTTTGTCGTATCCGCCAGCCGGCGGATGAAGATGTTGAATGCCTTGTCGGTGTCGGAGGTGTTCTTGAGGGTGCCCAGCAGCTCTTGATCATACTTTTGCAGGAAGGTGGTCAGGGTGCCGGTCCCTGCCCTGAGATCCCCCATGTTGCGGGCGAACTTCTGGACGGATTTGTCGAATTGTTCCGTTGCCACCCCCGCCAGGTCTGCAACGAAGCGGTACTCTTGCAGGGAGTCGGTGGATAGGCCCACCGAATCCGCCGTCTTGGCTATGTTGTCGGCAAAGTCGATGGACTTCTTGACCAGGGCGCCCAATGCCGTGATGGCGCCCAGGGCGACCAGCGCGCCCCGCATGGAAACGACGCTCTTGATGGCCCCCTGGATTGCGCGGTCAAACCCCCCGAGAGACTTCTGCATCTTGGCGGAGGAGGATGCGACCGCTCGGCGGGCCTTGCCCATGTCCGCTTCAAATTGGGCGGCATTGGCACTGAGTTCAGCCCTTAATGCCCCAATGGGCTCGGCCATCTTAGTTCCTCTCTGCGGCTTCAGCCTGGGCGCGGGAGGCCGCCGTAATCCATTCGACCTGCTGTAAAACCTCGCCTACCGTCTGCTTCCGTTCTTCCGGGCCGCCCAGCTTGCGCAGCATGACGCCAAGATTCGGCATCCGCTTGGTCCTCTGAAAGGCGGCGGTGTGCCACGCCTCCCACAGGGCGCGCCGGAATCGGCCCATTTCCGCCCGCCCACAGGCCAGGCAAAAAACCATGGTTTCATGGGGAGTGCTGCCCCAGAACTCATGCGGCCTCATCCCGCACTCGAAGGCGGTGCCTCGGGCGTCATTGACCCAGTCCCCGCGAGGCCGTTTTGCCCCAAAGGGTTTTCCTCCGGCTCTTCCACCGGGGCCTCCTTTGATCCGAAGTAAGCCAGATGAAACACTTCCATAAGGGCTTTCTGGGCGGACATCAGCGGCGGTGATATTCGCCTGATTTCTTCCGGTGTCACCTCGGGCCAGTATCTGCGCAGGGCCTCGGCCAGAAACCGAGACAGCTTGTCGACATCCATGGCCGCGACCATCTGGTCAAGCTCAATAAACACGTTGTCGCCGATGTCGTCCTTGAGGCGCGCCAGCGAGTCCCAGTCCAGGACCAGAATCCGCTTCTCCCCTCCAATTTCCACGCTCACCTCGCCCCGATACTCGTTCGCATTCATTAGCTGAGTGTCGGGACGCTGGTGATCTTGAAGGTCGCCGTCGCGCTCATCACGTCATCGATAGGCGCGGCCGCCTCCAATCCGGTCATGAAACCCGCGAAGGTCCATGTAACGGTAGGCGAGGTCGGAAAAAGGACCTGGTAGTTGGTCGGCGTGGTCTTGGCCTTCTCTGCATTGAGGACGGTGTAGGAGGCGGACCCGAAGTTGAGGGTAAAGGAAAACTCGCCCTCGTCGCTCAGGCCGGGCAGGAACTCTCTGCGCAGGCCCGGACTGTCGGTATGGGTCGCATCCACGGAATCCCTGCTGTATCCGGGCCCCGTGATGCCGGTCACCTCGGCCACGGCCGTGAAGACCTCCGGCGAGGCCGCGTTTCCGATCTTGAATTGCATCCCAACGCCGATTGCGGTCAGTGTGCTCACTGGCTTTCTCCCATAAAAAAAGCCCGCAAGCGGGAGTAATTCCCACTTGCGGGCTTCGGTGTTTCCGATTGTCCCTGCGGCCTCAAGGCCGCTCCGAGTTATCGCTTATACGACTGCGTTATGATCACATTGCCTTACCCACCCTAGACCGTGGCCTCCTCGTGCCAGACGAAAACATCCATTGACCGGCCATACAGATTGATCTCGAAATCGTAAGAATCCCGCTCCGATTCGATGAACATTCCCTGAATGACCCCGCTTCCCTTGCCGTCGACCCGCTTACGTACCGCCTCGAAAACGGCGTCCGCACCGGCAAATGTTTCGTCCCAGCAGTCGATTTGAATCCTGGGGCCCGTCAAGCCGCTGGCGCCATCGGTCGAGTGAACCCGTTGCCCCGAGATCGTTTGGATGGCAACGCTCGGAAATGGCGGCTTCTGAGGAATGATGACCGGGTGAATCCGCGTCCCCACTAGTGAGGCCACGGTGGCGTCGGCCAGAAGATATGTTCTGAGGTCATCGATGATGGACACATCAGCCTCCCAGTGCCCGTTGCGCGGTCTTGCTGAGTTTACCCGCCGCGGCCTTGGCCGCGAGTTGCCGGGCCTTCTTCGCCAGGACCGCCCAAATCTCTTTCCCCAGAGAATCCAAAACGCGCTCCTTGTTGGCATCCCAGGCCGGCCTCAAGAACGGGTGGGCCGGCGTTTTGGCTGTCCCGAATTCTTCCAGATGGGCGTGGGCGCCGGTGGGCCAACGCGCCCCGATGAATATCTGCGGGACGTTTTTCCCCCGCGCATTGCCCCGCGACTGTCCCTGCGTCAATTTCGTGCCTATGGCAAGACTTTTTTTCAGGTCCCCCGTCCTGACATGGACCCGCGCCTTCGCGTCCCTCAAAACAGGTTTGGCCGCCTTGCGCATGGCGCTGACCAGAACGGACTTGGCCATGGACTTGGGCAGCTCCTTGAGCGCCCTTTCCAGCGCCTTGTCCCCGGTGATCTTCGACTGGAATCCGGCCATCAGTCCGTCCTCTTTCGCGCCACGATCTCGAGCATCGCCCCCGGCCCGGTGTCCCGGACCTCCAGGATGTCGTAG